ATTCTTTGCTGGTAATAAATAATAAGATTTAAATTTTGAATCTAAATTGGAGTTTAGTGCACTTATTGATGATGCCTGCGTGCTTATTGCTCCTGTTACTGTCCCGTTTCCAATTTTAGAAATGTCTGTTGTCCCCATCATTTTAACCAAGGATATTACATTCTTAATAGCCGTTTTAATCTTCCCAAACGCAGATTTAATACTCTCTCCGGCCACTAACTCCTGTAGAGTCGAACTTGCCGTGTAATCTGGCATTGCTTCCTCAACAGCTGTATCAACATCTGCTTTCATCAGGTAATCGCTTAGTTCTCCTCCTAAGCAATCCCACATACCGTCTTCTGTCTTATACACATTTGTTCCCGCAGGATATGTGATATTCCCGCCATCTTTAAATATACTGTTCGAGGTAAAGGCTGTACTAATGTTATACATTGCACCAGATTCGACACTATTTATATTTGGAAGATTAGCAAAAGCAACAGTCCCTTTAGGTTTTAGGGCTCCTGTTATGGAAGCCGCCGCCGTTTTTGCCGCATCCATATAGTTCTTCGCATTATTCATATAGGTTTGCGCATTATTTTTGTATGTTTCTGCCGCTGTTTTTGCACTTTCTGCTGTACTGGCACTAGAAGATGCACTATTCTTATATGTATTTGCATTACTTTCAGATGTTGCTGCTGCTTTCGCACTGGAAGCTGCTGCCGTGGCACTGGAAGCTGCACTATTCTTATATGTGCCTGCATTGCTCTCCGATGTCGCCGCCGCTTTCGCACTGGAAGCTGCTGCCGTAGCGCTAGAAGCTGCACTATTCTTATATGTGCCTGCATTGCTCTCCGATGTCGCCGCCGCTTTCGCACTGGAAGCTGCTGCCGTAGCGCTAGAAGCTGCACTATTCTTATATGTGCCTGCATTGCTCTCCGATGTCGCCGCCGCTTTCGCACTGGAAGCTGCTGCATTAACAGACTTCGTTATATCTAGCATATATGTTTTATCCAACGCATTTTTAAAATTAACAACATAGGAATACTCTTCCGCCGCAGTGTTTTTATCTGCTTCTATCTGTGTTAATATTTCATTGAACGCCATTAAGTACTGTTGCTTAATGGCATCTGTAGCATCCTGTATCTGGTCCTCAAAGTCTTCATATGTCCCCATTCTTTTTACTACACCAGGAGCAAAACACATCCATATCTTTTGCTTTCTTCTATCAGAATCTATGCTAACAGCCCATTCTCCCGGTTTCATTTTTTCCGGATCAAAATCCTTTTCCATTCCTCTTCTTACATATATTCCCATACACTACTCCTTTACACACTTAATTCTTTTCCATTTACATACACATCTCCTTTAAGGCTTATTCCAGCTGCACCTCCTTCTATTTGGACAATTCCATTGGCACTTACATAAATACCATTTCTCTTTATTTTAATAGATGCGCCTTTTGCTGGTTCTCCTAACGCATATGCTTCAATTTTACATTCGCTTTCAGTTTCGTTTAGTTCTATACTTATACCACTGTTCTTGCTTCCGACCAAAAAACCATTTTCAATAATTTCCAAATTGCCTATCTTTCCTTTAACTGCCTTTATTCCATCCTGGTTAAGTATTACAGCTATATCCCCATTAGCCGTTTTAAGTTCTAATGTTCCATTTTTATTGTTTTCTCCGCCAAGCACTATCTTTCCACCGTATATGTAATCTCCAGATATTTTGTTGGCAACAATTACATCCATAACCATTTTAGCAGTTAATGTGTAACCATATGGGTATGTCTTTCCGCCGTCCATGCTCAAGCCTATAGCTTCCGCTGTATACTTTGTTATAAATGTACTATCTTTCAAATTAGGCTTATCATGCGTGTAATATATCATTCCTCCACCAGAAGCTTCTTCTTGTGTACAATATAGCCCTGAGCCTTTTGTCATTCTTTCTGCCAGTTCCGCAATTGCTCGTTCTCTTATAGAAGCCTCTTCTTTTACATCCTTTTTAGCATTACTATCAGCTATAGCAAGTATTTTAGTCACTACATTGCTATCAGAGGTTTTGTTTTCTTCTTTATTTTTTCCGCTACAAGCTATGCTTGTCTTATTTCTTATGGTATATGTTACGCTTGTAAGATAGCAATCATATATGTTCCCTTTATAATCAATAACGCTTACCGGATCCATTGTCTCCAATCGAAAATCAGAGTTTAGCTTGCCTTCTATTTGCCTAAAACGAAATCCTGAATATTTTGCATTAAGTGCAACCAATATTGTATTTATATTGTCCTTATTAATTATCTTATTGTCGCTAATATCTAATACATACCCATCCTCTCCAGCCTGATATAATGTATTATCTATCGTTGCACTCAATCCGGTTATAACAGTATCATTAGCCGCGACAGTAGCATCACTTATATCGTATTTAAAAACAATATCTTCTCTGTCCCCAAAACTACCACCATCCTGATTATATCCCGAAGTATAGTCTGTAAAGTTTCCGCCATCTGCTATATCTCCGGATTTATAATTTTCTAAATTACCACCATCAAGAGTATCTTTGGCATTAAATACCTTTTTGTAATCACATATATTCAAAACTCCCTCTGTATTAGCTTTCAGAACACTTCCTGCTATCTGCATTATATCTCCTGCTAACTGACGGTAAGTTGTTATCCCCTCAAGGCTAGTAATTTCAATATCATCATTTGCAAATGACACCGTTCCTAATTCAATTCCACATGCATCAGCTGCTATTTTCAAAGCTTCTTTGCATTTACACGGCAAATGGAACAGTTCCAAATCAATATTTTTTTCAAGTTTATATACATTATCGTGGCATTCTATTTTCAGTTCTCCCTTGGAAAAGGTTGGTGTTATCAGCGTGTATTCTCCCTTTTTATACTCATTGTTATTGTTTATAATATATGGAATCACCTTTGCACCTTCTAATGTTTCCATACTGTATTTTTCATCATAGTTAAGAATATTAACTGTTAGTGTTTTACAAGAAGTAAAACCTACGCTAAATGTACTGCTGTCACTGCTAACATCTTCTATCGTTATTCCATCTTCCATAATTCGAGATGCATCTATTAACAGTTTTTCCCCTGTCACAAGTGTTATATCTATCTTTGCTGTGTCTATGCCCTTCTTTTCAACATTTAACATCAGTTACACCTCAATTCTGCTAAATTCAAGCGACCAATATACTTTACCATCCGTGCTGCATTCTACAATTTCCGCCTTTCTATCTCCAACATAGATATCTCGTGTACATGTTTTATATGGCACTCGTACATCTACATATTCCATCGCAGCGTACTCTATACCATCCACAGCATTGGCTATCTCAGCTGCTTTGTTCCATTCAAGTTTACTCCATTTTAACGGCACAGTGTCCTTTACTGCTACAACATCTTTATGTGCCTTTCCATCTAAAGTACGGCCTGTCTGGCTTGAACTTAGATCTGAAATTGTCTGTTGATATGCATCTGGCAGGGGTAACTCTACCCCTGCCAAAACAAACCTAGGTTTAAATCTTCCCATAATATCTCCTATATTCCATATATTGGATCTTTACCCGTTTTAATAGTTTCTTTTTTATACCACTTAATAAATGCTTTAAAAAATTGTGCCATTTCCCCAGTAAGCTCCACGCCTACATCCACTGCCACCTTCTGTTCGCCTGATGTTGAAAGTTCCTCTTTTATAATCTTTCTTAATAAAGCCTCTGGTGTTTCTATGTTAGTTCCATGTTTTTGATCTCCAAGTACAGCTGTAAATGGGCTATTGGGAGGAATAACAGCACCTTTAGCCAAAAACGGGATCTTAGGCACCGGTATTTTAGGAATAAAGCCAAACGGCTTGGCACCAACAATTGTCACATCTCGAAGCTTACTGAAAGCACTATCCAGTTTATTAAATGGTGCAGCAACCACATTATTAATTCCACTTATGAGGCGGTTCATAATACTTTTAAACACTTCTCCAATGTTTGACGCTATCTGTGAGAAAGATGTTGCTTTAAAACATTTTGTAACACCATTCCAAGCATTTGTGAATATTTTTTGCAATGTACTTCCAACTGAACGAAACGGATTTATAACAGCGTCAACGACAGTATTAATTCCTTTTTTCACAAAGTTTAGTGAATTTGTTATACCATTCATGAGACCCTGCATTAAAAATGATCCAAAACCGGCAAATACAGTAGATGGACTATGTATTCCAAAGAAATTACATACAGCATCTATAATAGGCTTAACCATGTTGTTATATATCCATGTGCCTATATTCTTTATCAGGTTCCATATTCCACCCTGCAATCCTTCAATTAGCATTTCTCCGATATTGTTTCCTATATCAAAGAAAAATGTTACAAATGCCAGAAATGCAGTAACAATCAGTTCTATCAGACCTCGTATTATTCCGCCCCAGTCAACTCCCTTTATTACTTCAAATACAGAATCAGCTACACCAGCCCAATCAACATTCCTAAGAAACTCCGTAAGCATGGAAACAAGACCTATTACTATGCCTGACACATCCATTCCAAGTTCCTGCCAATTAACTGTATTAATAAAATCAGATATACTCTGTGCCAAAGACAACCCCAACTGTGACCAATCAAATGTGGATAAGAAACCATATATCCAATCAAATGCTCCATTTAACATATTTGCAAGTGTTATTCCTAACAGTGACCAGTCAAATGATGCTATACTTGCATTTATTCCGTTTCCAATATCACTTCCGAATGTCAAAAAGTCGAAATTTGTAAGAAATGTATTTATTGTAAGTAAAACCGTATTAAGACCATTAGAAACAGTCTGTCCTACTGTATTCCAATTAATTCCATCATTTAAGCCATTGAAAAATGATGCAAACCGGATAGATATATTAGAAGCTTCCTGCTGAATTGTACTCCAATCAATGTTTTGAAGTGAGTTGGTTATCTTTTCACCTATGGTTCTGCCAATGTCCGTCATGTCAATATTATTCCAAGCTTCTTTTACCTTTTCAGCAAATGTAGTAGCCCCGGCATCATCCTCTACATCAAATGTTACCGCAGTCGCAGAACTGTTATTTTCATCTGTGTTAGAAGACAAAATATTAAACTCATCAATACTGGAGGATGCAAGCTGTGTCTGTTTTTTAACATTTTTTGCCGCTGCCGCCTGCTTATTCAACGCTTTTGCCGCCGCATTGCTGGCACTCACGCTCTTACCAAATAAAGTATTAGTAAATACTGCAAGCTGGTTTGTTATACTTTTAAGCCCTGCCATAAGAGCATTAATATATGGCAAAACAGCTGTATACACAGGTTGAAATGCTACTAACAGATTTCCTTTCACAGCTGCCAACGATGAAGCAAACTCTTTATTAGCGGATAACATTCCGCCCATCTGGTCTCTTATTGCGTTAAGTCCTTTTGTTAGCACTGTGAAAAACAGTGCCGTTTTAGCTAATTGTGCAATTTTTGCAAAAGCTTTATTCAATTTATCTGAGGCCTTGTTTGTTCCATTAAATGCTCCATTTAAACCTGTAGCTCTTGAAAGTACTCTGCCAATGTTGTTTCCTACCATTTTAAGAGCACTTCCAAGCCTCTTCTTTCTTGCTATAGATCTTTTCTCAACTGCTGCCTGCTCCTTTTCTGACTGCTTAACTGCATTTGCCTCTTCTTTAGCCGCCTGCTTGGCTGCTTCCGCTTTAGCTTTCTCATCAGCTTTAGCCTGTGCCGCCTGATTTCTAAGAGCCTGCTTGGCCTGGTCAATTGCTATCTTATTAGCCTGCTGTTGCATGTAATAATCTCTAAGTTCACCTTGTGCATACTCTATAGATTTATTTAACTCTTCTATTGCAGCCTGATCTTCTTTGTATGTTTCAGAATTTTTCCCAATATCAATCGAAGAATAACTCGCAACCTTATCTTCCAGTTCCTCCAGCTGTTTCTTATATTCTTTTATCGCTGCAATTATGGCTTGTGGTCCATTAACATCATCAAGTTTAGCCATTGCCGCATTAACCTTCATACTTGCTTCTGCAGCTTTTATGGCATCATCCGATAAACTATTCAAATCATCCTGAACGCCGCTTGTGTCAATCTCTCCGACTGCCTTCTCTATATTCCTTCCCATATTTTCTATAGACTTGGCTATATCATTGGCCATGCTCTTTAAATCCTTGACATCCTCTTCCATTCCATCAAGGTTAATAGCAGTGTCAAAACTAATGGTTCCTTCGCCTTCTTCTTTTTTCGCCACACCCGTCCTCCTTAAATGCAAAAATAGAGGACTGTGTCAGCCCTCTATCCAAATATAGATTCTATAAGTTTTTCTTCCTCGATTTCTTCCTGCGTTTTAACCCGAGGGATATCAATCATTTCTTTATTTTCCTGATAAAACTGGCGCTCATATTTTTCAAGTTTCTTGCCCTTGCTTAGTTTCTGCCTTATATACACTACCTCTGAAAATACACATTCTCCTATTTCCATATAAAAGCCTACAAAGGTCCACCAGTGTATATAACGTTCCATACGAACCTCTTTACCGGCCACCCTATTTATGGCTGGTATAATTAAAGATTCGTCATGCTCCCAGTCCATCAGCCTTACACTCTGTGTTTTTTCCTCTGAATAACACTTGCCGCAATCAATAAACCATACAGCTTTATCATATGCTTCCTGCATACTGTCCTGTGGAAGGCTCTCATAATCCCGATATAGTATTCTCATACAAACATAGCATTTTTCATCATCACTAAGTTCCGGATCATTAAAAGCCTGTATGATTCTTAATATATCCCTGTAATCTGTCCTAATTGCGTACAGATTACCACCAACTTTTAATTTCTTTGGAAGACCATTCATTAGTTATCTTCTACCCTTCTTATTCTTACTGCGGCGCTGCTGTCTGTTTTCGTATGGAGCAGTATAACTATTAACTTTAAGATTAACATTATCCATAGTCTCTCCACATTCTTTTCCTATCAGTCTGCCAATCTTGTCGATTATCTCTTCTACAAGAAGCTTTCCCTTGCCAACCCTGCATAATGGAGACTGTCCAGCGAAAAGAATATCGTATACATCCGCATTAAACAGATAATTAAGCTGTTTCTTTAATTCTCCATTAAATGTGCTTATCTGCTTTGAGACTATTTCCACATTGTCTGCCGGGCTTCCATCTGGATTAATAGAAGCTTCTGGCAGACTCTCAGAGATTTTTTCAAGGTTTGCAACAACCTCTCTATATCTTGGAAGAATATTAATATCTCCAGGATTAAAACGTAAGACTCTATTAGAATCACCATTTATCTTGTAACTTTTCAGACCTTCATCAAACGAAAGATTTTCCATTCTCCTCTACCTCCTACACTGCTGTAAATGTTGGTGCTTTATCAGCCATGGTTACTGTGCCCTGCTTACGGTTTCCATTAAAGCTAATATTGTACGGAATTGTAACCGCACCTGCTCCACCACCATAACTCTGTGGCTTTACAAGAACATCTTCTATCCATGCTTTATATGGTCCTTCTACAGTATCAACCACTACTTCAAGAATCTGAGTTGTACAGTCTTCTCCTGTAAGTCTGTTCATACTTATATCAAGCAGCTTCGGATAAATAGCGTCCTGCGTATTAGCATAATATGTATCAACACTCATGGACGGCTCATATACATTGTCCTGTGTAGAGGTCTCTTCCCATATGTTTTTCTTTGTCTCTGTGTCCGGATTAAGTTCCACATTCATTTCCTCTACATCTTTTCCTATAAGAAACCACACTGGATCACCTGTACCAAAATTAGCATTAATATAATGCAGTAAATGCTTTCTTTTCAGCTTACCTATTCCTGTTTTAGCTTCCTCTCCACTTCCAAAAAGCTGCAACTTAATTTCTCTGTTTCTGTTCATAATTACCTCCTATGAATCTAATGTGTACTGAATAATTATCTGCAATTGATACCTTACCGGTCCCGTTACTTCATCATTCAGATAAGTTACAAGCATTGCGTTGGCACAATTCATATTCTTAATATGGCCGTGATACAGCTCATGCCCGTCACCTTTAGTAATCTCATACTCATTTTCTTCTACATTCTCAAGGTAGAAAGCCAGTTCATCAAGGAATGTACTATTACTTAATCTGTCATAGTCAGAAGATGCCTGACAGGTTGAATACATAATCATATCCATCTGTCTTACCTGTCCGCCAAGCACATCTTCCTTTATCTTGCTGTCTCCTGTTACAAAGAGCCCGGTTTCTCCTTCAGTATTATCCGAAAAGTCATAATGAATATTGTTAGTAAATTCATCTATCCTTGGATAGTTCATTATTATTTCTTTAGCTGCTTCTAATACTGTCATAGTTTGTTGGCTAATGCCTGCGCTCCTTTCAGTATCTGGTCTTTCTTGGCTTTTTTCATCCTCTCGAAATAAAAAGCCCCTCTTGTTGGTGCTCCCTGATATTGTAGATCTCTTGCGGTCGGTATCTTATCTTCATTTTCCGGTGCCCATGTGCTTCCTGTTGGTTCATATATATACACCTTTCCTGCGTATTGAAAATGTGCATAATCTGTATCAACACGAATTGAACCAGAGCCAATCACTGTACTGGATATCATACTCTGAATCATTACTCCTTCTCTTCTTGGCATCATAGGCGACATCTGTTTCATAACTTCGTTATCTATAAATTTCTGTACAGGTCCGCCTTTCTGAAGTCCTTTCCTTTTGTTAGGAAAGTCTTTTAATGTAACCTTGAAATTCCCATTACATCTAAACCACATACTTATCACCTGCAATTCAGTTCATAATGCTGCATATTCCTGCTTCCATAGCGCTTATCTGCAACCTTAGTAATCTCATATACCCTTGCAAGTTTCTTTAGCTGTTTAAGGCTGTCAGATATGCCCTTGTCGCTTGTATTATCAAACTCAAGTTCGCATTCCCCTTTAACAACAATATCTCTGCGAACAGTAAATACCATATTATCCGTTTCCGGTATACATATATACACTTCATCTGCTCCGCTTGAGCCTTCCTTGCTTGTGTTCTTCTGTACACTATCCTGCCAGAACACCTTTTCAATGTAATGTCTTTCATATCCATTATTTGTAAATGAATATAACGTCATATCTGAATTAGTGTACATCTTCCGTCTCCTTTTTCTTGACCGGCTTTGATTCTTCAACCACATATCCGCTTTCTTTTAAAACGGAAACAACATAATCATTGTTGCTATATCCCACTCCATTCCTAAACTCTATTCCATATAGAATCTCATTCGTTTTTCGTGGAGCTGTTATCTTATATTTCATGGGTACATCCTCCTGACATCACGCGGCTTAATAAGCCTGTGTTAGACAAATACATATTAACAAGTTCCTTAATATCCGTTTTTAATGCTTCTTTCTGTGTAGCACGACTTTCATATGACACAGAGTAATCCCCAACTTTCTCAGATGTTATTCCCTGTGTCTCTGTTGTCTTATCATATCTGCACATCTTTTCAGCAATAGCACATGTACACTGCTTAACTTTATCCGGAACATCCTTTATCTTTTCAATTTTCCCATATGTGTAATGACTTAACCATGTTCCAGCCTGTTCCGCATAATAATCAAAATCAGAGGCGCTAATAAGCGCCGTCCTGCCTGACAGGTAGTTATCCATGTAATAACTGTAATCTGCGTATCTCATTAGCACCTCCTATATTAAAGACTTGGTAACAGTACAGAGAATGGGCATCTCTTAGTCTTGTTCTTTTCCATAAGGTTCACTGGATTAGGAATCTCCCAGCCAAGTCTCATTACAGCTCTAAGTGCAACCATATCATTCTGCATAAGGTTATATACAATTTCCTTAGTTGATGGATCCTGAATTACACCTTCTGTGAATATCTTGTATGTAATATCCTGTCTGATTGAATATACAAGCTGTTTAAAGTCTCCACCAATCATAAGCGCCTTAGTCGCATCAAATGCACCATTTAATGGAAAGTACATAGGACCTCCATCAAGCGCATACTGTGTTGAGCCCTGCATATCTGATTTAAAGAGTGGATGTCCATTTTTATCAACTAAGCTTCTTAACTTAGCACGCATTGTTACATCACCGATATATCCGTTAGGAAGATATCCCGACTTCTCAATGCTTGCAATTGTTCCACCCTCGCCCATTATGTCGTTGTAAAGATCATCCGTTAAATTCTTCTTTGCGCCTGCTGCCGTAGCTGTAGTAACAATATCATCTCTCCATTTAGTCGGCTTATCTACTCCAAATAAAATTGCACCATCAATCTTGTTAGCAAATGCCTCTGCGACTCTTGGCTTTATTTCGCCCCAGAGGTCATAGTCTGCATCATCTAATACTGCCTCCGGAATTGGAATAATAACAGCAATCTCCTCAGCATAGATTATTTTCTTGTCCCATGCCTGTCTTGATGTCTGCTTTGTTCCTGGTTCTCCATTCACAAAATATGCTAATGGGAGCATATCAAGCACTGGCATAGATGTTTTATTGCTTGTCATGTTAGGTAATTTCCTTCCTAACTGTAATACAGCTGAACCCTGCACTGCAGACTGTATAATTTCTCTGCTTATCTGTTCTGGAATAAGTGCGCCGGCATCTTCTCTGCTTACCATACTTCCTTCTGCAAATCTCTGTAAATTTAATTTACTGTTTCTATTCATGTTTACCTCCTATTTCCCTTAAATGCAGCTTTTAAAGCGTCATTTATTTTTTCATTAGATGTTCTTGTATCAGCATTTCCATTACCAGATACACCAGTGGATACCCTTATCCCTGTCTGTTCTCTGTATCGTGGATTATCCTTTAAGAACTTGTCTGCTGCCGCATTAAAATCCGTCTTATCATCAACCATCTGACCGACTTTAAATGTTACATAATCAATGTCCTCTTCTCTTACTTTCTTTCCTCGTAAAAGATTCTGATTTTCCAAAGCCGCAAGCTTTGTCTTTGCTTCATCTCTTTCCTTTTCCAGAGCGCTCACATCTGGTTTAGATGCTGCTTTCTTTGCCTTATAATCTTTAAAGGCCTCTTCTGCTTCCTGCTTAGACATTCCCTGCTGTGCAAAGAAATTAGAAAGCGCTGCCTTTTCTGCTCTTTCTGCTCTAGCAGTCGCAATTTCCTCTGCCTGTTCATAACTGTAGTTCCCACCACGGTTTGTTTCTTTTCCGGCTGTTCCAGTTGTTCCCTCTCCATCGCCGTCACCGAAGAGCTGTAAATTTAATTTTCTTTTCATTGAAAACCTCCTTATCCGTGTTTAACGCCACCCACGTTTCGGCGTGAAAAAAGGCGCGGTTTGTTGCAACCTCGCCTTGATTTCTATATATTTATTTCATTTTAAAGATTAACACACTTGAAGCGGACAAAACGGACAAACTTTTTATAATTTCCAAAAATTGCCCTTGCTCCTGTCTCAAATGCCCTTAATAACAGCTTTGTATCATCACTTGTATTTTTACATTTTAATTCCATATACCCATTGTCCTGACTGCATACATATTCGTCATCCGTAAGATTTTCTATGCTCATCACGCATGTCTGGCTCAATGCTGACACTGCCGCACACACAATATCTTTACCCGGTTCTGCATATCCAGCATGTCCCTCTATTATAAATCCATTATCATACATCTGTATTAGTATCATATTATACCCTTCCCAGACCATCTACTGTTACCCTGTCTCTTCTTTCTCTCATTCCCATTTCTGTCGTGAAGTCTGTATATTCTGCACTGGTCTTTCTATACTGTGCTCTCGCTGCTTTTATCTGTTCCTGCTCCGCTCCTGACTGTTTTAGTAAGTGTATGTCCATTCTTTGCTTCCTCATAAGTGTCTCGAGCTGTCTCATCCTTTGTGTTGCTTCATATGTCGTGTATTCCTTGCCGTTATATTCTTTTTTCTGATTCTCCTTAGCATTCATTCTGTCTAATTGCTCATCTGTATAAAGCCTTACTGATATGCCAGGAATGAAAGCCCAAAAATGATGATAACAGTTAATGCCACACAGCCCCAGAGGATCTACTCCATACCCTGTTGTCTGCACAAAATCTTGATATTCTTCTGCTGCCATATATATTCCTTCCTGTTGCACCAGTGCAACTTGGGTAAAATTATTTTATTAAGTGTTGATATTTTCTCGATTTTGGATATAATATAAGTAAGATATCTTATCTTTAGAGAAATCTCACAAACTCCACTGGGGGTGCGTTAGATTTCTCTATTTTTTTGTAGATACTTTACAATCTTATCTCCTTTAACAATCACTACTCTTTCAGCATGTTTTGTATTATAATATTTTGTAAATACACCTTCTGCCTGCTCAAAGATTTCTTCATCACTTAATTTACTGTTTGTTATATCAAAAATAAAATTTTCAGCTTGTTCCCTCTTTTTATGAACTATATCTCTAATTAAATTTTTGCTTGTACCATTCTTTAATTCTTTTAAATCCCATCTTTCTCCTGCTATTAAATAGTCTGGTGCATGTACATTTTTATATATTCCGCAAATTTCAGGAACAAGATTTACCTTTTCCCCTAATTGCGAACTTAATATTTCTGCAATTTGCAATTCTCTTAAAGAATTATTCTGTTTAACATTGATATTATCAATTTTATATGTTACTCCATCTGTAGTATATTCTTGTAATTCTTCAATTTCCCCTGTATGTGTACTAACTTTATTGGTATATTTATCAGATAAATCTATATACGAACTTTCATAATTTTCCTGATTATCCGTATCTATGTTTTTGCCGTTTACTCCATTTCCCCTGTTCCACTTAAAGACACGTCCTTGCCATACCTGATGTGTAGGTCTGGCAGTCTCGTGCCAGCTTACTTCTACATAATCCGTGTGAAGCTTGTCCATATTCTGCTCTGTTACCTTTGCCGTAACCTGTGTAACCGCTGTCATTATGGCACGTCTCGCTGCAACCTCTATACGGCTGGTTCTTCCACTTGCATAGTCTATTGTTCGTATTCCAGAGTTAGTCATCTCATTTATGGTGCGCTTAATAACCTGACTATAACTGAATGCTCCACTGGTTATTTCAAACACTGCACGGCTTAAGGTATCTTTATAATACTTAGTTAGAGGTACCCATGTCTTAACACCTTCCCTCTGTCGTACAAAGCCCATTGTATTAGTTATATTCTTATATGTTCCCTTAGTCTGGTCCTTTATTGCCCCTATAAACTGTTGGAGCTGTTTGTTGTCTTTATACGCAACAAAATCAGCTCCAACCGCTTTATATAAATCACTGTCCCTGTTATACCCTCTCTCAAATACATCACCGAATATATCTTCAATTTCAGAATATGTAAGCTTTAATGTCTTTTCAACGTACCGCTTTATCATTTTTTCACTTTCGCCCATCTTAACAAGCTGGAAGATATCATATTCTGCCGTTGCTGTTATCATGTTGTTTTCTTTTATCCTGGCAACAATATCTTCCAGTATCTTAAGTTCTAAGTCTGAAAATGCCTGCTCTATTGGCTTAGGCATTTGTTCCATCTCTTCCTGCGTCAATGCCATATGTTATCACTCCAATACTGTTTCCTGCTCTGGAAGTTTCTTCTGTGCCTCTTCCAGTGTTTCCCCATAGTATTTAGATCTATATTCTGCCAGAGACATTACGCCCATAGATACATCATTTCTATCTTCTTTGCGGATTGTGTCTTTATCCTCAATTATAGAATCATCAAAATCTATGTTTACCTCTGCCTCTTCATTTACTCCTGCCCCTATACTGTTACCAAGCCGGCATATTATTGCTATAAGCTCTGTAATAACATTATTTAGGATAATTTCATGTTTCTTGATTGTTCTGTACATATCACTATTCTCAGATATCACCTGTGTTGCTGTGGTTATATTGCCATTCTCAAATTTATAGTGTTCTGTACCAAATCCTGTTTTTACAGAAAGAATATTAAGAAAATCATTAATACCTTTATTGTGAGCCTCCGCCCTTATCTCCATATTACTTTCAACGATTGGTTTTTTATCGTCCATATTCTCTTCTGGCAGTTTATAGAACACGACATCGTCTGGATCAAACTGCTTGTTTCCACCAATTGTTTCCTGCATAACATCATGGCTTACATATATTCGCTTTTTTCCGAGTACGAATTCATTAACATAACTGTCATACGCTGTGTCACATCCCTTTAACTGGTCTATTGCATTTGCATATATTGCAATCCCCATAGGATTATCTTCATCAAAGTTATTGGCCACATTAAGCTTGTCAATCACAAATTGCCGCTTACTACTGCCAGTATGTATAACAGGAGTCAGGTTTTGGAACGGTGTCATACCTTTCCATAATGCCTGCTCTACTTCCGTGCCGGCTCCCTTTGTTGCCTCCACAACATGATTGTGTATTACATATTCTCCATTCTCTAAAGCATGTATCTGTATAACAGCATATTCCTTTGTCTTATATGTCTTAGGAAACACAAAAGCACATTCTTCTATGTAATCATTGCTCCAGCTAAGGGGATATATATTATCTGCTGCCACATAATCTATTTTTACTTCTCCATGTCCTGCAATAAGTTCTCCGGTCTCTTCATTCGCCATCGCATTTGTTATATACGGCACATATGCTACAGTCCCCAATGCGGCCTTCTTCTCCTGATATGTATTTCCCAACACCTGCCAATTATTTTTATTGAGAACATCTTTAACATATTCGCTTGTATGCTCATCATTTATCGTTATCGCTACATGCTCATTAAGCAGAAGGTCAGCTATATCTTCACTAAGTTTCTTAGCCATTCCCATAGCCCCTCTTTTGCAGTTAATATACTTCTCGCCGGAATATATCCTATACGAGTGAAATCTTCTTACATTAGACCTGTACCAGCTTTTCCATTCCTCTATTTTGCTGTAAAACCCTGTATCTATTGTATCGTAACCATATTTCTGTAAAAATTTTGTTATTATCATTTAGTCCTCCTGTTCTGCTATAGGTAAAAAGTACTTAAGATACTTCCACATTCCCATAACCGCATAACGCATAGCATCCATGCAGTGGTCATTTACCTTTACTGGCACTTCTTTCCCCTGTTCAATTGATTTGGCATCATATTCGTATGTACCAGCTTCCCGTGTAAGATTCTCCTGTGTTGGAGACACCTCTAACACTCCATATGTCATTATTTTTTGTGTCCTTGATATTCCCAGCGCAACATCATTTTGAGCATCTACTATCTTTACAGCCGGACATTTACGCTTGATTTCTTCTGCGAGACCTTTGGCGGAAGGATCTATATACACAATGGCTGTTGCTATTCCATATTCTTTCTGCAGCTCTTCAAAATATTTCTTAAAATCTGATGCATATTCTGACGGGGATTTCTGTTTGCCTTCAGTTCTTCCAGAATAATAATATTCTTTAAGCCCTCTGAATTTTTTCTTTGCAGCGTCTAGCCCCCATGCCTCATATGTTGTTGCGTTCATCTGTCCATAATCCACTCCGATTGCAACCGGATATACAGCTCTTGGAGGTTCAACTATCATATTCTGGTTAAACATGTAATATATGATTTCATCTATTCCGGTACTCTCTCCCAGCCACACCCAGCGATATTGTTTTTCATCAGATTCTTTTAACGTCTCCGCTGTCTCTATAAGGTCCTTTCCTACCCACTCTGGAGGAACATCTTTGTATGTCGTGTGAATATGCACACAATCTGGACGCTTCTCCATCTTTTTACACCACTCCACGATTGGAGCATTGGGATTCTTGGGTGGATTGTACAGATATATCATTTGGAATCCGCCATTATTCCCTCTGGCAAATGTAGCCTCTATGTTTAAAAGCTCATCTTCTCCATCTCCATCATCAAAGAATTCTGTAGCTTCATCGATAATTACCAGTTTTATAGGCCTATCTTCGTCTATAATACCTTTTGTATCGTCGATACCATCAGAGCCTGCAAAATACATCGTATTCCCATTTTTTAAATATTTAATCTCCATCGGACTCTTGGTTATATGGAATTTGCTCTTAGGTACTTTTAATCGGCTAATTCCTCTAAGCATCTCCTTATACACGGTCTTTCTAAGCTTATTGTGATGCTTTCTAAGCACTACAACCGAACCTTTTTCCGAAGAAACAACCTGGTAATCTCCCCTTATCGCTGCAAAGCTGGATTTCGTTCCAGCTCGGCCAGATGTAAGAATGATATGCTTAATACTCCGGTTATTAAATAACGGCTGGTATTTAGGTATTATCAAATCACTTATCCTTATTTCAGACATCGTTAATAATCACCACGCTTTCATCTTCTCCATCATCTTCCTTGTGCTGCAGCTTATCTCTTTGTGCATTTAGCAGGTCAATTTTTGCTTTCTGCTCCGCTGTGGCCATATCCATATGTGCCGCAAGCCAATCAAGCGCTTTTAGCTGGTCATGCATCTTAATTTTTATTCCATTCTGTCCCTCTGATATTTCCGCCAATATACTCGTATCCGTGTAATCGGATTCTTTTAAATCAACATAGGAATATTCATTTATTTTTTGCTTTCCCGTATTAGGATCTATAACAGGAATGTCCCTTCCATCCTTCTTAACCCACATCGGAACCCTTTTCTTTCCAAATGTTACATAATCCCCAATATCTGAGAACGCTATATCCATATACTTCTGGAATATATCTTCCTGAGTTAAATACTCCCTTGTTATCCGCTCTTTTTTAAGAATATCTATCATTTCTTTAATCTTAGGATTCTTTAGTAACCTGCAACCCTCTACTGCCGCCGTACTGTAAGAACAGTTATATGCCTTTAAATATGCTCTTGTAGCGTTAAAGCATTTAACAAAATACAAACAAAAAAGCCGTTGTTTCTCAGTCAAATTGGCATTATCCTCTACCATCTGAACATCATTCACAACAGCTTTATTTTTTGTGTGCACACCTTTTTCAGTTTGTGTGCATACTTTTTCAGTTTTGTGTGCACACTTTTTCTCCTGTGCACTTTTATTGGCTTTCGTCCAGCCATACCTTGTTTTCCAGCTTTTTATAGTATTAATACTTACACCATACTTCTGTGCCAGTTCCTTATATTTCATGCCGGATATATAATCAAGTTGCGCCTGTTCATAGTTTGGTGCATTTGGCAATATCATCACCTTCCTTTTTAACCAAAAAGCTCCGACTGCTGCCAATGAATCTCTTCACTAGCATACTGCCGGAGCTTTTCACAATAATAATTTGGAGAAGGATTATAGCTTATGTTTGACATCACATCTATTCCAAGCTAAATATTATCACACCTCATACGGACAAAACGGACAAACTTATTTTTCTTTCAGATATCTTTCCATTTCTTTTCTGCAGCTTTCCGCTGTACAATTCTTCCCCATATGCATAGCCACCTGATACCATGTCATTCTATCGGTATACTTAAGGCGCATCATACGTCTCATCCTCACATTAGGCTCTTTCTCTATCAATTCTTTAATCTGCTCAAGAATCTCATCAATCTGTGCTTTTTTTAATATTTTCATCTGCAGTCTTGTTTTTTTCTCTGAATAAGTCTTATGTGGAAACCCCTCTATGACATAATGCTGCTTACCTCCGTTTCCACCAGATACACTATCTCTCTCTGTATATCCGCCCTTACATGTCATATTATCAATATCTTTCTGAATTTGCGTAATTTCTCTCTGTAAATCTTCCAGCTCTCTTATCAGATCAGGATATTGTTTTAATAATTTCTTAATATTGTTCAATATGCATCACCTTCCTCATTCTATCTGCTGCCAGTTCTTCCTTATCTAGGATTTCCAAAATATAATACTGCTTATCCGGCAAAGCTCCCCACTCTGGTCTCCCTTTTCCAATTCTTAATCTACATCTTGCTTTTATTGTTTTAGAATCCTTGCTATATCCATTGCGGAAAATAATCTCCTGAATGCTGTCTTTCCTTATCTCCTCTGGTACTTCCTCACCTTGCAACAACTCATATTCGCTTCTATCTGGGAAAATGCTTGATGGATCTATGGTTACAGCTCCAAACAGATTCAGGAATCTTGTTTCGTAATATTCTTTTATATCTCGGTACTCTTCTCTCTTTTCTCCAGAAAGAATCATGTCAAACCACTTTTTCTTGATTGGCAATATTAGCATTATGAATCACCTTCCCTTCCAAGCATATCAGCCTTGATTAATTCATAAATAATATCAAGGTATGTCCTGTAGTCTCTATATCTACAATTTGCGTTTTTGTGTATTCTTGGATCGTCATTTTTCCAATTCATAACATCAAAGTGTACATCACTCACAAAAATCATTTTTTCACCTCTTGCAACGCAAAGATAATAACAACCGCTCTTGCCATATTCACCCTTACACTTCTTAAAACCAAATTTTTCAAATTCTTTAGCTTTTACTTTCGGTATTAACATATCCTCTCCCACCTGCCTTTACTATCTTGGTTGCCTTTATCTGCATCAATCAGTCTCATTTTCCCTCCTGATAAACCTCTCTCCATCACACCAGAAATAATCTTCTGTCGGCATGTTGTTCTTTATAATTGTCTTATTGTTACATGTATATTCTGTTACCACACTCTTGGAGCAGTGCTCACAAGTCATCTCCGTGAAATCTTCGCACCTCTCAATCTTAAGTATCTCATCAAGATCTGATTCGTTGTTAAGCTCATTTATGCATATTACGAGGCTGTTATCTCTTTCTATCTCTACTGTACTACCGTCTTTCTTTGTTATTTCCCACATATAATTACCTCTCTCCTATGTCATCTATTGCTCTTGAATATTCATCATAGAGATTGTCATCATTAACACACATATTTATTAAGCAATACAAATATCCCTGAGCATATTCTATGCTGCACTGTTTTGTCTTAATTTTATTTTTTAAAATTATGTATTCGGACTTGAAATCCTTGCCTGTTACTTCTGTCGTTCCTGTTTCTTTCATTTTTTCGAAGTAAAATTTTATTGGCTCTCGTTTTTCCTGAACCATACCAAACCTCACAGCGATATTGTAAGTACACACATCCCTTTTTAGCCTGTCTGGTATTTTCTGTAATTGCTCTCTAAATGTCTCTAAATCCATCGTTGACTTATATCGATTGCAGGAGCCGCAAGCTGGCATCATATTGCTTACATCGTGAACATCTATGTCCTCGTCATACTCATAATTTCTTAAACAATGCAGATGGTCTACATTAAATCCTTTTTCCGGTATCTCGCAACCACAATATGCACAGTGACCATTATATTTTTGATACACAATCTTTCTAATCTTTTTAGAAATAGTTTTCCGCATTATCTATTCCTTCTTCCTGCTGCCATCTCTATTGTATTTATCAGCCGGCTTATAGAATGGGCAAGGCTTATCCTCCTTGGCGCAATATAACTCAATAAGCCCCTTACAATCTCTCTGCTCCAGATTAATCATAATACAATCTCTATTCATCCCAGTTTCCCCTTCCTGCATTACATAATGCCAATATTACCCACGCCACTATAAAGCCGGCTATAAAACCTATTATTCCTGCTGCCATACTACCTCCATATACCCATGCTTTTTAGTATCATATCTGCAAGTTTCTCTGCTTTTTCATCCAAAGTCTTCTCCTTCTCTTTTTCAAATTCTTCATCCGTCATCAGGGCAATTTCCTGCATATGCTCTATTTTGCTCTTAGCAAAATTCTCCGAGAGTCCTGCTCTAATCATGCCTCTATACACTTCCCTTGTTATTACTCCTAATTCTGCTGTTAATAGTGCGGGTGTTCCCTCCATTTTGATTCTTCCTTTATCACATTTAATCATAATCATTCTCCTTATTATTTTATTAGGCAAATCTTAATTGTCCTGTCTTTTCCTCGTTTATACTGCAGTTAGGCATTCTCTGTGCTATGCATAATTCTTTAAGATTAGCTCTTACCAGTGCATTTGGTACCATTGGACTAACAGAATTGCCACATCTCTTAACCTGCTCCGCTCTTGGGTATGTCTTTCCTGTGTAATCATGGTCAATTATGTAGTCGCTTGGAAATCCCTGGCACCCATACAATTCCCTAGGCTCTAACATTCTTAATCCTATATCAACAATCTGGTAGTCTGTACCTTCTATGGTTACAAGACCAAACCGGTCTTTTGTGGTAATTGTATCGAGAGGATGTTTAATATCCTGTCCTGTAGCATCACCATAATACTTAACAAGAAATGCCCTTACTTCTCCGAAATGTCCATCACCTGCTGTTATAGTTGGAAGAGGCTTCTTTATATCTCTTCCGTCACAATGGTTATTCATCTGAATAAGGTTCGATAAAACCAGTCCATATCTGTTAGAACCATCTATGGTCATAACCGGATTATCTATTGTCTGACCTCTTACTTCTCCCTGATTCGTTTCAGAATGATACTGAATCAGTATTGGACTAATAAGACATTGTTGATTGCCTGTGGTGATTGTATGTATCGGATTTCTGCAATTTCCACCCGGATGATTTGTTGTATTAGTTCCCATATATGGTGCAAGCGTTGGTTCAACAATCCCATATCCATGTTTACCTGTAATTGTTGGCAATGGTTCTTTAGTATCCAGCGGTCTTCTGTCTCCACCATGATTACACTGAACAATAAAAGGCTCTGGATTATCCAAAACAAATTTCTTTAAGCCTCTTGCGATTCTTTCCATTGTCTTGGGTGCTAATGGTCTTACCGCTTTTATTCCATATTTCTCTTTTATCTGTTCAGATGTATCAAATATGCTGGGGCATGGTCTGCTAAAATCTATCTGTGTATATGCTCCAACATAAGGTTTTAGCAGTCCCTTTTTCACAGCTTCGCTGTCTGCTGGTGCATGTGTAGGCTCTGGCCATATAATAGGTCTCTTGTCACATCTTGCAACCATAAAGAATCTCTTTCTCATGGTTGGCGCTCCGTAATCTGCTGCCACAAGCTCCCTGAACTGCACTTCATATCCTAAATCCTGCAGCTGGTTTACAAATTTATTAAATGTCTTGCCCTGCTTTGTTTTTATTGGATGATGCCCTCTGTTCAGTGGTCCCCATGTCTTGAATTCTTCTACATTCTCCAACATGATTACTCTAGGTCTTACCAGTCCAGCCCACCGGCACGCTACCCATGCAAGACCTCTTATATTCTTATCCTTTGGCTTACCGCCTTTTGCCTTGCTGAAATGTTTACAGTCCGGAGAGAACCAGGCAAGCCCCACAGGATGCCCATTACATGCCTGCACTGGGTCTACCTGCCATACATCTTCGCAATAATGCTTTGTATTCGGATGGTTTGCCTTATGCATTGCAATAGCTTTAGGATCATGGTTAATTGCTATGTCAACACTAAAGCCGGTAGCTTCTTCTATTCCGGTGGAGGCACCGCCCCCACCAGCGAAATTATCAACTATTAATTCCCCGTTTATCATATTAAGCCTCCATAAAGTCAAACAGTGTAGGTGTTTCTATCTCATTTTCTGCTTCCTGAAGATATCCAACACCATCTCTGAAATAGTCACAGCTCAGTTCTATTCCATAGCCATATCTTTTCATCTTTACTGCCGTCATTGGAACTGTCATTAAGCCTCCAAACGGGTCAAGAACCATGTCACCTTCATTGCTGTATCTGTTAATGATTCTTTCAACAATATCAAGCTGTAGTGGGCATACATGCATCTGCTGCCTGCGTCTGCTCTGTGTTGTATTAAGTGTTCTCATTCTGTTTATATCATCCCATACGTCAAGGTTATTCCATGAACCGGGAGCGACAACCATAAATGTGGCTGGGAGCTTATCATTTTTATCTAACTCTTCCGCAAGCTTCACATGTTCTTCATAGCTGTATACATTGGAACGGCTGTATTCCCTATAAACTCTCTGTAAATCATCAACACTAAATTCCTTAAGCTCATCTTTGCTTATAAGCCTGTCGCCTGAACTTCTCCAGTATCCGTGAGCGTCTATCTGCCATTGTGCCCTTGTATAATCTTCCTTGGTTTTCTTTACAGGATCATCCGCATATGCATTAGACTTATCCGTTGGAAGCTTTCTAAACAGAAGTATGTATTCAGGACAGCCTACGCCCATCTTTGAACCGTCTTTACACTGTTCAGACCATCCAAGGCGGTATGTCTGGTTATTCTCCCTGACCACATCTGTAACAACTGTTATCATTCCAAAATACTGAAATCCGTGTTTCATGTAGTGTTCTATACACTGTGCATGAAACGGCTCTATTGTAGGCATTCCAGTTCCTGTAGCATTTCCAAATAATACCCTGTCTTTTACATGGATGGCTGCTACCCTGCCAGGTTCAAGAATCCTTAAAAGCTCCGGTGTAAGGAAATCCATCTGCTCAAAGAACTTTTCTGTATTCTCATTGTGTCCGAAGTCGTTATAATTAGCGCTATACTCATAATGGTTTCCGAATGGAATGGATGTGTGTATAAGTCCTACAGAATTACTCTCAATCCTTCTGCACTCTTCAACACAATCATCATTTACCGCTGTATAATGCTTTCCCTGTACTTTCACTGTCTCAACTCCCATCTTTCTCTCTAACCGCTTTATTTTAGATGCCGGACTTAAACCATATTTCTTTACAATATCCGTCATTTTCTTAACCATGTGATTATGATTCTTCCATTTCTCAAGCAGTGCTTCTTTTATCTGTCTTTCGTTCTCCATGTATATAATGTCTATAACAACTGTATCTGTCTGCAAAAACCTGTAACATCTATGTACTGCCTGAATAAAATCGTTAAACTCATAATCAATGCCTAAGAATATCTCCCTGTGACAATACCTCTGAAAATTACAGCCCGAACCTGATATTGATTTCTTTGTTGCAAACAGCTTGATTCTTCCCTGTGCAAAATCAATAACGCGCTTTTCCCTCAGGTCATAATCCTGTGAGCCGTATATATCTACAACTTCCGGTATTGCCTTAAGAATTGCTTTTCTTTCAGACTCTAAGTCATGCCACAAAAGGAAATGCTCCTCCGGCGAACTCTCTACAATCTCTTTCATTTTTTCAACACGCTGGTCAATGCTGTTTCTTTTTACTTCTGCAGCTTCCTTCAAGCCTGCTGCCGCTTCCGTAAATAACTGCATTTGTCCTGTTTTATCAGATGTATCCCCGTAATGTATTGGTATTTCATGCCACTTTACATCAAGGGGCGGTAACACATAGCCCTCATCAGAATATTCCGGATTTACATCTGAAGGTTTCGTTATGAACAACGCCCATGATGAAACCCACAGCCAGAATTCATCTTCCATATTTGGGTACAATGTAAGATTATTTGCCTTAGTGCTGTCTCTCTGAAAGAATCTTGTAAGTGCCTGCCCTGTATCCATTACCTCAAGATAGCCGGCATAATGTATAAGCTCCTTGTATTTGTTTGGACTTGGCGTTGCTGTGGCTACCAGCTTGTAAGGAACATTCTTGAACTTATCAAGAAATGTCTGGTATGTCTTACTTCCAAAAGACCTTAAAACACTTGCTTCGTCTAAAGATGTTGCAACAAAATAATCCGGTCTTATATCACCATCCCTTACTCTTTCATAGTTGGTAAGAACAATTCTGCTGTCACAGGATTCTACTTCTTCCATGCTTCTGCAATAAACAGGTGCATCATATCCAAGAACATTCTCAGCGTCCTGTGTAAATTCCTGTTTTACTCCAAGCGGAAGAACAATTAAAGCTCTTCCACCTTCATGATTTATTACCTGTTTACAGAATTCTATTTCCTGTATGGTTTTACCTAAACCAAAACTTTCAAACAAAGCTCTTCTTCCACCTTTAAGCGCCCATATTACGGCATCCCTCTGATGTGGCTTTAATGCTTTGTTAATATCTGTCGGATTTACTTCAAATCCGCTATCCTGTGCAAGTTCTATTTTGCTTTCTAAAAACTCTTTGTATGTCATTTCTGAAAGGAACATCGTACGAATCACTCTGGCCAGAGTTCCAGGCTCCTTTCTGATACTCTTATTTCTCTGCTGCCCTCATGCATTTATATGAGCAGTAGTATTTACCGCGTCTCTTGTACCCCCATGTATCCTTATTTATTGTTATTGCGGATACATATTTACCGCATTGTGCACAATAAAACCCATAAGCATCATTGCGCTTCTTTACTGGGAGACTTCGCCTTTCTGTCCGACTTGTCCCTTTTTACTGTTACCGCGTCACTCAAAGCTGATCTACAGGTTTCTAAAGACTTACAATGTTCCTCAATTACCTCACCTAATCGATTCTTGATATACTCAACTGCATCATCTGCTATATCTTTCATGCCTGGGAGCTTGTACAGCTCTCCCTTAAATAAATCTGCTCCGGTAAGTTCTTCCTTGACGCGATACATATCCAGTACCATATTTGCACCATCTTCAATTGCAAGCCCCAGCCTGCCTATCTGTAACAATGTTTCCTGTGTCATTATTTCTCTCTTTCACTAATGTTTATAACTGCTGCCACAACATCTTCTCTGTTCCATTCTGTTTTTTCATCTGGTGGTGCAGTTATTGTCACCCTGCCTAATTCTCGATTTATATCCATTGTATAAATCCTGTTATGTACACAAATCTGATACGCTGCTTCATCAGCATATAAGATTTCCATGATTTCCGCTGTCTCAAGACCTGAAGTGTATATTTTGTCTCTCAAGTGCTTATTATCTTTAAAAAGCTGCTGTAATACCTGTTCAAGCACATTGTTATCCGCAAAATCTTCATACAAATAATTCTTTCCAAATGCTTTCATCCATTCTCTATGGCTGTATACCTGTTCAAAACGTCTTTGACCTGCTCTTATAAGTTTCAAATCTGTTTCTCTGCTCTTATGTACAGCTTCCGCTCCCGTTCTATGGTCTTTTTCACATAGAAACACTGTAAGCCCATACTTTTCAGCTATCTTTCGGTTTGCTACTCCATGCATAACATGGTGTTTTTCTAAGCCATATGATGTAAGAGGTCCAAAATACCCCTGTTCCTCTGCTCTCATACGGCACAAAAAACATTCCTTTGTATTCTGCATTATGCTTCTGCTCATATTCTCCTTTCTCCTCCCATAACAGGGAGGTCTGCTGCCATATTAATAGTTACTGTGATATATATACTTAGATAAATAAGTATCTTGTAGACATTTGTGGAGTAAAACACTTCTCCAATTCTGTATTTATGCCATTTGTAGCCATCTTGATTTTTAATATGTCGCTGCATGCTGACATTCATATAATTCTCTTTTCAACTTTGCTATTCTCCCTGATACTTGTGTAAGATGATTTACACGAATACTGGTATTAACTGCACTTTTATCCTCATCATATGTAAGAATTGCCTGCCTCAGCCACTCCTGTTCTTTCAGCTCATTCTTGATTCTTTCTTCCTCACTGGCATTTCTCATATCCTGCCTCCATCTTCTTAAGCTCGTATTCCATCCACTTACTAAATTCGTGTGACGCATCCGACCAGCTTATAACATGTCCACGGCTTACATTAAGGTACTGCTGCCACAAATCCGCGTTCTTTACCGGCTTGCCTGTCTTTTTTATCCAACCAGCCTTCTCCCACTGTTGTGGCCAAGCATTACGACAGCTGTTTAACACATGCTCACATTCTGTATTTATGCGGATTTCGCAGTTTTCGTGAAAGCGCATAAGTGCATGTATTATTGCCTGCAGTGTTGCCTGGTTCTCTGTTACATTCTCAAGTGTACCTTTGCCATTACGGACAAATTCTTTGCCATTAATAACTATCTTTAAGACATACATGTATGCGACATGCTTACGGACTACTGGTCCTCTAGCACTTGTTTTTATATAAACATCTACTTTCTGCACTAACCACACTCCCTTCCTTTATGTCGTCGGAACTTGGCTTCATAGTATCTAAAGCCCATCTCAGATATTCCGGTTCTCTCAGAATCCTTAACCATGTAATATCCTTGTTTCTCGTACTTGCGTATTGTGCTTCTCCTTGTTTTATCTGCAAACGTATTTGCATTAACTACCTGTTTTACAATAGTGGGCTCTTTTAAATTCCTTGAAGAATTCCACCGTTTCCCTATTCTTCTGCCAAGTGTTTTCTCTGTCTTATTGGCATACTTAACAAAATACTGTGCAATTCTTGTATAATCATTGTCGCTGTCCAAAGGTTTCACATGGACAAACCCGTGATTCCAACATTTCTTTAATACACGCACATCACATATGCTCATGATCATGTGAATATGATGCGCTCCCTTGCTTCCTATCTCTTTAACATAGATGTACTTTAGAGGACCAATGTTCTCAAATTCTCTCCTCAAAGCTTTTAGCAGATTGCGAATATCTACTGTCATATCATCAGGTGTGGGAGGTCGGCTCTCCCTGGCATAAGTCCATGTAACCAACATTCCTGTCTCATCTGTAAAATTGGTATTCATCTTTGCCGCCAGCTTCCTTTCTGCCAGTCTCCGGTTTATGGTTTCCTGTTTCGCTGTTGTTACCTTCTCCCGGCTCTCCCTTCTTTCCCCTCGACAGTTATATCTAAGGGTGTGATATCGTCTTATTGTTATTACGCTACCTGCTATACATATTTCCTTTATGTATGGCATTAAAAATTGTCTCCTTGGTTCTTAACTTAATTAATACAATCAAGTTTTTATGGGGATTTCTCCCCATTATTTTTCTTGATATCTCAGTCAAATATTGACTTTATTCTTAAAATGATTTATTATGTATTCAAGTTGTTACGCAACTTGTCGATTTGGTTCGAGCCGCTTCTCCAAGCGGCTCTTTTTATTTACTCTGTCTTATCCTCTGTGACCTTATGTTCTCTACGGACATGAAGGCGTTCATCACTATCAAGATACACACTGTAAGTAACCCCCCCCATCTTTAATTGTGAGCTTATCAAACTCACTTCTCATAACAGGTCTTACTGCAGCTTTCAGTACCTCTCCTATCTGTTCACTGTTAGCAAGCTTCAGGCACTCGTCTTCTGCCTTACGCACTCGCCTTTCTACATTCCACCATGCTCTTGCACCTTCACATTTGCAAATCTTAGTCGCTTCCTCTGAAATGTATGTATCCCAATCATCTGGTTTGTCTTCATATGAAGCTACAATATCATCATTAATCTCAAGCATTGCCTGCTGCCCGCAATACATGCACTTTCCCAAATATGTACTTTTAGTCATTTACGCCTCCCTGAGTCTATAACTCCCCACTGGAACTCCATTTCTATTTTCTAACTTATGTAATCTGCACATCCACTTAGCTGCATCTTCAATGCGTCTATCGTCTACCGCCGCATTAATGCGCCTGTTGTATGCAATTATCAAACCTATGTCTCTCATCTTGCCTCCTTACTACGGACATACCCCATTGCACTAAGAGCCTGCTCATTGAGGCGTTGTCCGTATTCTTTTTTGGTATTTTTATCAAGTTCTGAAAAATCAATTATTTTCTCTCCCTCAATAATTTTTATAACTATATTCATCAGTTCACCTCATGCCCTTTTATGTTTTATATGCTACTTACGCTTTTTATGTTCATTGCATAAAAGCACGATTATTATGCAGATAATAATGATCATTACTCTTGCCGTATAATTCATTTACTCCTCCTTCATCTTCACCCAGTCTTCTACATCTTTCTAAATGTTACTTACAGCGTGTTGAATCAGGTATTCCCAGATCATCTGCTATCGAATTTAATAGCCTATCACATTCTGAATTTCCTGATTTCTCCGATGATGATATTGATTTCTGTATTAATGAAATGAAAAGTCATAAATATATAAAGGTCGATATCTTGGGAAATATAACGCTTCAATCAACTTTTATATATGATATGGAAAATCGTTTTAAATCCGGTCTGACCGAAGTTATCAAATTCTTAGCAAACTTAGCGTCAAATATCATTTAATTTGCTCAGCTAGTATCGAATGGTACTAGCTGATTATTTCTCCGTCTTTGCTATATGTACTGATTTCTTTTGTTACCGTTGCAGTACATTCCATAGTTACTCTCCACTTAGTTCCATCAAAATTAATCTGTACAGATTCAATCCCTTCTCCTATTGGTTTTCCATTAAGAAGAAATATCTTGTTCTGTGCGTCTATATATAAACTTTCTAATTTATCTGGAAGCTCTGTTATTGATTGCGTTTTCACACTCTCTCCTCCTCATCTGAAAAGATTTTCTTGAACTTATGTTCAAATACTGCTATCATTAATTTGCTCATACTGGGCAGGAAAGGAGAACCTATGACACTTATAGGAAAACTTATCTGCCCTGCTCTTTTTAATTAAGGTTGCAATTGTGGTCCCCCAAAGCACGTTAAACTGGGTTTAAATGTAATAATTAGTATGGCGTAAAGCTCCGCAGAGTTACGAGTTGGACCCGGTAAAAAAATCCTCACCATACCAAATGTTCCCTGATTTCCACCAGCTAATGGGCAGTGCAATTTACGCTGAACTAAAACAGCATAAGTGGTAGAATACTTCATAGAAACATTTAGCGTTATTAGATGTGATGAAAATCTGCAAAGTATAAAAAGTAAAAAAATTTAGCATGAAACTGTTAGAGATAACGCCTCTGACAGTTTTTTTGTTTTATTAAGAACAACTTGTAAAGAAATACTTTGCTATATCCTTATCTTTTATCTTTAACAACTCTTTTGCTCTGTAGATTTCGCTCTGCCTCCATTGTCTTGCCCCTGTAAGCTTCAAAGATATGCTTCTTTCGGACAACTCCATATCCTTTGCAAAACCACTTTGATTTCCATATATTTTCTTAATCTCTTCTCTCAGATTCCGATTATCAAAACCTGTCATGCACCTTCTCGCCTCCTTGAATAGATAACTACTTGATTTATTTTCAAGTTGCAAAGTAAAAAAAATTAAAGCTTTATCTGATTAAGTGTTACTCCAAAATGCTCCGCAAGGGCTCTAACTTTACTAACTGCAACATTAGATATATCTTTTTCCCATGAACAATAAGTCTGTGGAGAAATGCCTATTGCATTTGCCACCTGCTCTTGGGTTTCGTCTTTCCTTGCCCTTAATTCTTTAACAGAGAACTGCATTTCGATTGAATTCAATTTTAAATCACCTCATTTCCACTTGATTTATTTTCAAGTGTATATTACTTGATTTATTTTCAAGTGTCAATACTGTTTTTGAATTATTTTCAAGTTTTTTCTCTTTTTATTCAAATATACTTGAATTTATTTCAATTTTATTATAATATGCTCGTATAAATTAACAGGGAGGTGACATGTTATGTGCCTTGGTGAAAACATTCGTTTCTTAAGAACAAAAAAGGGATATTCTCAAGACGATATAGCAAGTAAACTGGGATATAAATCATTTACAACAATACAGAAATGGGAATCTGGTGTGTCAGAACCACCCCTTAAGGCATTAAAAAAATTATCAGAAATATTCAATATAGATATGAATGATTTAGCAACAAAAAAACTTTCTACAGATACAAATAATGACAATAATGTATACTACCTTGATGTTGGTGGGATTGTTATTGAAGTTAATCCAGCTAAACAGGAACAAACGGAAGCTGCTAAGCGCATATTAGCTTATTGTAATAAATTAAATGATAAAGGTATCAAAGAAGCTGCTAAGCGCGTGGAAGAATTAACTTATATTCCCGAATACACTGTAGATGATAACTCTTTGCTTAATGCTGCACACGAATTAGATGGAACTTCTAAAGCAGAACAAAAACACGATAACGATATTATGAACAATGACGATGAGTGGAAATAATTTAAAGAGGGGATTTATTTGAGCTACGAAGAATTACTTATTGAAGCAGATAACAATAATCTTATTACCAGAGAAAAGCCTCTTGCCGCAAATGCCGGCAGAATAAGAGGAAACAGAATTGCAATAAAAAAAGATTTGCCTACACAAAAAGAAAAAGCATGCGTGCTTGCAGAAGAGCTTGGACATTTCTATACATCTTCTGGAAATATCTTAGATATGTCTGACACTAGTAACAGAAAGCAAGAAGCTAGAGCCCGTCTGTGGGCATATAACAGACAAGTTGGTTTGCAAGGTATTATTAATTGTTATAAGGCCAACTGCAGAACTTTACATGATATGGCAGATTACTTAAATGTAACAGAAGAATTTTTAAATGATGCCATTGAATGTTACCGTTCTAAATATGGCATATGTGTGCAAGTAGACAATTATGTTATAGGATTTGAGCCTTCGCTTTATGTTATGGAGTTATTCGA